GTTCCAATATCAGTTAACTATCCGTTCTTTTTTAAACCAATACAAGACGGTATGGACAGGCCAAAAACAGAACTGGCTTACAGAGTTCCAGCAAGTAAATTAACCAGACGTAATATTACAATAACAGAAGGTAAAGCTGAAGAGTTAGCTGGATTAGATACTACTATTGATTGGAAAAACACAGGAGACAATAGTTATGATGGTGAAAAATTAAAACTACTAGTGCATGATGAAAGTGGTAAATGGGAAAGGCCAAATAATATATTAAACAATTGGCGTGTAACAAAAACTACACTAAGACTAGGTAGTAGAATTATTGGTAAGTGCATGATGGGATCAACATCAAACGCTTTAGACAAAGGAGGAGATAACTTTAAGAAACTTTATAATGATTCAGACGTTACAAAAAGAAACCGCAATGGACAGACAAGCTCAGGCCTCTATAGTTTGTTCATACCTATGGAATGGAACTACGAAGGATTCATTGATTCTTATGGAATACCTGTATTCGAGACACCGCAAGAAGAAGTTAAAGGCCCGTTTGGCGACTATATCGACGTAGGTGTAATAGATCATTGGCAAAACGAAGCAGATGGATTAAGAAATGACCAAGATGCTTTAAATGAATTTTACAGACAGTTTCCACGTACTGAAGAACACGCTTTCAGAGATGAAACTAAAAATAGTATATTTAATTTAGTTAAAATATACGAACAAATAGATATTAATGAAGGTATATCTAATACAAGAGGCAACTTTCAGTGGGTTGGAGGAATAAAAGATACAACAGTAATGTTTTATCCAAGCCAACAAGGTAGATTTAATATATCTTGGGTTCCACCAGCACATTTACAAAACAAACAAAGAATTAAAAACGGTTATAAAACACCTGGAAATGAACATATTGGAGCATTTGGATGTGACTCTTATGATATATCTGGTACAGTTGATGGTAAAGGATCTAAAGGTGCTTTGCACGGTTTAACTAAGTTTAGCATGGAGGATGCACCTCCTAATCAATTTTTCTTAGAATACGTTGCAAGACCACAAACTGCAGAGATGTTTTTTGAAGATGTATTAATGTCATTAGTATTCTATGGTATGCCACTTCTTGCTGAAAACAACAAACCTAGGTTATTGTATTATTTAAAAAGAAGAGGTTACAGAGGTTATTCAATGAATAGACCTGATAGAGTTTGGAACAAGTTATCTATAGCTGAAAAAGAAGTAGGTGGTATACCAAACTCAAGTGAAGATATTAAACAAGCGCATGCTGCAGCAATTGAAATGTATATACAAGATCATGTTGGAGCTAAAGATGATGGTACTAACGGTCATATGCCTTTTAATGAAACTTTAAATGATTGGGCTGGGTTTGATATAAACAGAAGAACAAAGTTTGATGCCGCTATAAGTAGTGGCCTAGCTGTTATGGCTTGTAATAGACATTTGTATAGTCCTAAATCAAATATTCAAAAAGAAAAAATAAATATAAGTATAGCTAAATATAAAAACAAAGGCTATCATTCAAAATTAATAAAACAATAATATGGCTGAGTCTTACACGAGCAATTATTTCCCTAGTCAAGTCGTTAGCGACGGAGAGAAACTATCTACTGATTACGGTTTGAAAGTTGGTAAAGCTATTGAGAGCGAATGGTTTAAAAAAGATTCTGGTACAAATAGATTTGCTAGTAATCAAAACAACTTCCATAAGCTTAGACTTTATGCAAGGGGAGAGCAATCAATACAAAAATATAAAGATGAATTATCTATTAACGGTGATTTATCTTACCTTAACCTAGACTGGAAACCAGTACCTATTATACCTAAATTTGTAGATATAGTAGTTAATGGTATATCAGAAAGAACATTTGATATTAAAGCTTACACACAAGATCCTTATGGTGTTGAAAAAAGAACAGCATATATGGATCAGATATTAGCTGATATGAAAACACAAGAGCTAAATGAGTTTGCTTCTGAAGCTTTTGGTGTTAATCTAATGGGTAGTGAAGTGGAAAACTTACCTGAAAATAAAGAAGAACTAGAGTTACACATGCAACTTGGTTATAAACAAGCTGTTGAAATAGCTGAAGAACAAGCTATAAACGTGTTACTAGAAGGTAATAGATATGAGTTAACACGTAAAAAAGTAAATTATGATTTAACTGTTCTAGGTATAGGATGCGTTAAAAATACTTTTAATAAATCAGAAGGTGTTAAAGTAGAGTATGTGGATCCAGCTAATATAGTTTATTCATACACTGAAGACCCTTACTTTGAAGATATATATTATTTTGGTGAGATTAAAACAATACCAATAAACGAACTAGTAAAAGAATTTCCAAATCTTACAGAACAAGAGCTAAAGGAAATGAACAAGCAAGGTTATCAATCAAATGGTTTTTATAATAAAAGCTTTAGTGATTCAAATAACATAGATCAAAATCAGGTTCAAATATTATACTTTAACTATAAAACTTACATGAACCAGGTTTATAAAACTAAGGTTACAGCAACTGGAGCTTCTAAAGTTATAGCTAAAGATGGTGATTTTTTACCAGGTGAAATGGATGCTATAGAATCTAGATTTGGTAAGTTATCAAAACAAATAGAAGTTTTGTTTGAAGGTGCTATGGTTTTAGGTACTAAGAAAATATTAAAATGGGGCTTAGCTAGCAACATGATGAGACCTAAAAGTGACTATACTAAGGTAAAACTTAATTATAGTATTGTTGCTCCTAGGATGTATAAGGGGAAGATAGAATCTTTAGTAAGTAGAATAACCACATTTGCTGATATGATTCAACTAACACACCTTAAAATACAACAGGTGATGTCTAGGATGGTGCCAGATGGTATATATTTAGATGCTGATGGTTTAGCTGAGATAGATTTAGGTAACGGAACAAATTATAACCCACAAGAGGCATTAAATATGTTTTTCCAAACTGGTTCTATTATAGGTAGATCAATGACTAGTGACGGTGATATGAATCCAGGTAAAGTACCTATTCAAGAAATACAATCAGGATCTGGCGGTGGTAAATTACAAAGTTTGATACAAACTTACAACTACTACTTACAAATGATAAGAGATGTAACCGGTTTAAATGAAGCTAGAGATGGTAGTATGCCAGATGCTAAAACATTAGTTGGTGTACAAAAATTAGCTGCTGCAAATAGTAATACAGCAACAAGACATATATTACAAGCTGGTTTGTTTTTAACTTCTGAGTTAGCTGAGTGTTTATCATTAAGAATATCTGATATTATAGAGTACTCACCAACTAAAGAAGCTTTTATTCAAAAATTAGGTAGACACAATGTTGCTACTTTAACTGAAATGGGTAATTTACATTTATATGATTTTGGTATATTCATAGAGCTAACACCTGATGAAGAAGAAAAAGCAATGTTAGAAAATAACATACAACAAGCTTTACAACAGTCTGGTATAAATCTTGAAGATGCAATTGATATAAGAGATATTAAAAATATTAAATTAGCTAATCAATTACTAAAGCTTAAAAGAAAAAAGAAAGCTGAACAAGATCAAATGATTCAGCAACAAAATATACAAGCTCAAGCTCAAGCTAATGGTGAAGCTCAACAAATGGCCGCGCAAGCTGAGGTACAAAAAAACCAAGCTATTACTCAAAATCAATTACAGTTAGAGCAAGGTAAAGCTGAATTAGAATTACAAAAGCTACAAGCTGAAGCTCAAATGAAAAAAGAACTTATGAATCATGAGTTTCAATTAAACATGCAGTTAAAGAAAATGGAGGCTGATACGTTTAAAGCTAGAGAAGATAACAAAGAAAATCGTAAGGACGAAAGGACAAAAATCCAAGCGACTCAACAATCTGAATTAATAGATCAAAGAAATAATGCAAAACCACCTAAAAACTTTGAATCTTCAGGTAATGATATATTAGGTGGTGGTATGGGTTTAAACCAATTTGACCCGAGATAAATTTTTAAATAATTATATAATATTTTATTATGGCTAGAAAAAAGAAAGCCGAAGTAGTTGAAGAAATTACTGAAGCTAAAACACAGCCTGTTGTAGATCAGCAGGAGGTAAAAGAAGAAAAACCCGTTAACGAAATAAAAGATGACGGTACTATTAAAGTTGATTTAGATAAATATACTAAAAAGCAAGAAGAATCAAAAGATATTGCTAAAGTAGATTTTTCTAAACAAGAACCTAAAGAAGAACCTAAGGAAGAACCTGTTAAAGAGGTTGTTGAAGAGGTTAAAGAAGAGGTCGTTGAAGAAACCCCAGTTGTTGAAGAAATAACTGAAATAGAGGTTGAAGAAAAAGTTGAAGAAGTTCAAGAAGCAGTTGAAGAAGCTGTTGCTGAAGCTCAAGAGACCGGAGAACCACTACCAGAGAATATAAAAAAGGTAGTTGAGTTTATGAATGAAACAGGCGGTACACTAAATGATTATGTAAAATTAAATCAAGAGTATGATAATCTAAGTGATCACGAACTGCTACATGAGTTCTTTAAACAAACAAAACCTCATCTAACAGATGATGAAAGGGTATTCGTTATGGAAGATTTATATTCTTTTGACGAAGAAATTGACGACCCAAAAGATATTAAAAGAAAAAAACTGGCATTAAAAGAGCAAGTTGCGAATGCCAAAAGCCACTTAGACGGCTTAAAGTCTAAATATTATGCTGAAGTCAAAGCTGGAAACAGGTTAGCGCCTGAACAAAAGAAAGCTGTAGACTTCTTTAATCGATACAATGAAGAAGCTAAGATTACTGAGAAAAATAAGTCAATCTTCAATAAGAAGACAAATGACGTTTTCACTAATGAATTCAAAGGTTTTGAATATAAGGTTGGTGAAAAAAGATTTAGACTTAATATCAAAGAGGCGGATAAGGTTAAAGAAACTCAATCGGACATTGGAAATTTTGTCAATAAGTTTACTGACAGTCAAACTTTTGCAATGAAAGATGCTAAGGGTTATCACAAATCATTATTCACCGCAATGAATCCAGATCTTGTAGCTAATCACTTCTATCAACAAGGCAAAGCAGATGCTATCAAGGATAGTATGGCTAAAGCAAAAAATGTTGATATGTCACCTAATCAAACGCATGGAAATGTTATTCAATCTGGTGGTATGAAAGTTAGAGCTGTTAGTGGAAATTCATCTAACGACTTCAAAGTAAAGATCGGCCGAAATGCCAATAAAATAAGTTAAACTTTCATTAATAATTTAAAATTTAAAAATTATGGCTTTTATTAACCCCGCTCAAGGCGCTGAATTACAGCACTTGACACCTCGTCCAACCCAATCACTTTGGGGAGACAACTATTTGAGCTTCGACTCTGCATCAGGTGGTGGTACATTCGCACAACAATTTTTACCAGAAATTTATGAAAAAGAAGTAGAAAGATACGGAAAAAGAACTGTATCTGGCTTCTTAAAAATGGTAGGAGCTGAAATGCCTCTTGCTTCTGATCAAGTTATTTGGTCTGAACAAGGAAGATTACACATCGCATATGATTCATTACAGTCAGGAGCTAACACTGTACAAATAGCTGACGCTGGAGTTAACACAATTACGTTACCTGCTGGTCACTTAGTACAAGCATTCGATACAATTATCATTGTAAACAACGAATCTGCTAGATCAGGAAACACTTTAAAGTGTAGAGTTGGTGCTATCAACGGAGCTTCTGTTGGTGGTCAAGCTGCTCCTTCTAGTGGTTTAGTTGCTTTACCTTATACTCAAGCTAACATCGGAGACACTCTTTTCCAAGATGGTGACGATATTAAAGTATTCGTATATGGTAATGAATATCCAAAAGGTTCTTCAGGAATCGTTGGTAGTATCGACGCTAGCTTTACTCAGTTTAGCAACAGACCAATCATCTTAAGAGACAGATACCAAGTTAATGGTTCTGACACTGCACAGATCGGTTGGGTTGAAGTTACTTCTGAGAACGGTGCTTCTGGATACTTATGGTATTTAAAATCTGAGCATGAAGCTAGATTAAGATTTGAAGACTACCTAGAAATGTCTATGATTGAAGCTGAGCAGGTTGCTGCTACATCTGCAATCTCTGATGTTCAAGGTACTGAAGGTCTTTTTGCAGCTATCAACTCTAGAGGATTAGTATTTACTGGAACTGATTTTGACGTACAACTTAACTATGCTGCTGCTGATGGTGGTGCTGGTTCTGCTAGTTCATACGTTGCACAATCTGGTTTAAGTGAATTTGATTCAATTCTTCAAGAATTAGACAAGCAAGGTGCTATTGAAGAGAACATGATGTTCTTAGATAGAAACACTTCTTTAGAAATTGATAATATGCTAGCGTCTGTAAACGCTCACGTTGCTGGTGGTGCTTCTTATGGAGTATTCAACAACGCGGAAGATATGGCATTAAATTTAGGTTTCTCTGGTTTCAGAAGAGGTTCTTATGACTTCTACAAATCTGACTGGAAATACTTAAATGATTCAACTACTAGAGGAAACTTAGTTGATATTCAAGGAATGTTAGTACCTGCTGGTACATCTACTGTATACGATCAGTCTATGGGTAAAAATATCTCTAGACCTTTCTTACACGTTAGATACAGATCTTCTGAAGCTGATGACAGAAAAATGAAATCTTGGATCACTGGATCTGTAGGTGGAAATTACACGTCAGATGCTGATGAAATGGTAGTTAACTTTTTATCAGAAAGATGTTTATGCGTTCAAGCAGCAAACAACTTTGTGTTATTCAAAGCTTAATTACTGATTACTATTATTGTAATGGTTACCCTCGTAAAAATTACGGGGGTAATTGTTACTCTTATTTTTTAAACTTTTTAATTATATTATATTATGAACAAATTCAAAGACAAGTTGTATGAATTGCAAGGCAATAATACACCTATTATAAATAAAATACCATCTAGACATACTAGAAAAAACCCTTTACTTTATTTTGACGAAGAAAAAGGGCACAATAGAGAATTAAGATATGCTACTAATCAAAAATCACCATTTGTTGATGAACAAAGAGGAGTAGCAACTTTAGGACATATTGCTTTTAGAAATGGTAAATTACACGTAGAAGGCAAACTACAAAACTTAATAAAATTCTTAGACCTTCACCCGTTAAACGGTAAGTTATTTAAAGAATATAATAAAGTTGAAATAGCTGAAGATCAATTAGATTATTTAGAATTCCAAGTTGATTCGATGAAATACGCTAAAGATATGGAGATAGAACAAGCAGAGGCTATTCTAAGAGTTGAAGTTGGTAGTGAAGTAAGTAAAATGACTACTAAAGAAATAAGAAGAGATCTTATTGTTATGGCTCAAAGAAATCCTAAGCTATTCTTAGATTTAGTAAAAGATGATAATATCATGCTAAGAAACTTAGGTATTAAAGCTACAGAAGCTGAAATAATAAAACTAAGTGAAGATCAAAGGATATTTAAATGGGCATCAAACGGTAGAAAACTATTTGAAGTTCCACATGAAGAGCATCCTTACTCAGCATTAGCTGCATGGTTTAAAACCGATGAAGGTATGGAAGTCTTAAAAACAATTGAAAAAAGATTAAATTAATAATCACTTTATAGGGTAGTCATCTCTATGAGGTGGCTACTACTATAAATTAATAAAAATATGGTAAATATAAATACAGTATACCAAAGGGTGTTAACCATTGCTAATAAAGAGCAAAGAGGATACATAACTCCAGCGGAGTTTAATGTACTTGCTAATCAAGCTCAGATGGATATATTTGAGCAATATTTCTACGATCTTAATCAGTTTGATAGAATAGGAAGCATAAATGAAACAATTTATTCAGACACTGTAGATATTTTACAAGAAAAAATAGATCACTTTGAGAAATTCAGAGCTGATGTAACTATGGCATCAGGAGGTGTAGGTACACTTCCAGACTACTATAGAATGGGTGCGTTATATCATTTAAAAGATGGTAATTATCGTGAAATAGAAAATGTATCACAAAATCAATTACACTTATATATAAACTCTCCACTAACAGCACCAACAGCAACAAGACCCATATACATAAGAACCTCTGGTAATACTCAAACATTACGAGAAAGAAGTATACAAGTTTATCCTACAAGTATAACATCAGCGGTTACATGTAACTATATAGCTAGACCTGCTACTGCAAGATGGGGATTTACAATTGTTAACGACAAAGCATTATACAATGCAAACTCTACTTACACAACTCATTTTGAATTACACGAATCTGAAGAAACAGATTTAGTAGTTAAAATATTAGCTTTAGCTGGTATTGTAATTAAAGATCAGTTAGTAGCTGCTTATGGAGCTCAAGAAGATGCTAAAAACGAACAATCAGAAAAAAGATAAGATATGCCATTATTTGAAGGAACACAACAGCAATATTACGACAATAGTCAGAGTTTCACTGGTGATGGATCAACTACGACTTTCACCTTAACTTTTGATCCTTTACCAGCTAACGAAACACAACTAAAAGTTTTTATAGCTGGATCTCAGGTTCTAGCTACAACATATTCTTTAAATTCATTAACTGGTGTTTTAACTTTTACAAGCGCACCCGCTGCTAATACTGTAATTGTAGTTGAACAAGTTAACGTGCCTGAACAATTAGGCAATTATCAGTATGTTGGTATAAACAACCTGATAAGTAACTTTCAAATAAATTACGTAGGTGAAGGTAAAATAATAAATAAATTAAAAGTACCTGATCTTTCTTTTCATATACAAAGAGCAATAGCTGAACTAAGTTATGATACTTTAAGATCAGAAAAATCTCAAGAAATAGAAATACCACCATCATTAAAAATGATGTTACCTCATGATTATGTTAACTACGTTAAAGTTTATTGGGTAGATAATGCTGGTATTGAAAGAATTATATATCCCGCTAGAAAAACTAGTAATCCTAGCGCTATATTACAAAGAGAGGATTATAGTTATATGTTTGGAGCTGATGATACTTTATTAGAATCATTAGATTCAAACCAATGGATCAATTTTCAAGCAACAACAAGTGATGACACAACTGAAGAGCTTAATAGCGGAGCAGATACTGATGTTACTTTAGCTGAGGGTAGAAGATACGGTATAACACCAGAACATGCTAATCATAATGGATTATATTATATAGATAATAACTCTGGTTATATACATTTTAGTGGTGGTATAGCGGGTAAAACAATTGTTTTAAAATATATAAGTGATAGTTTAGGAACAGAAGAAGAAATAAGAATACATAAACTTGCTGAAGATGCTGTTTATAAATGGGTTGCTCACGCTGTGTTATCATCTAAGATAAATACACCTGAGTATATAATAAACAGATTTAAAAAAGAGAGATTTGCTGCTGTAAGAAAAGCTAAATTAAGATTATCAAATTTAAAATTAGAAGAGTTGACTCAGACTATGAGAAACAAATCTAAAATAATAAAACACTAATATGCCAGAAATAAAGAGACAGTTCGGACAAGGTGCTATGAATAAGGATCTTGACGAAAGGTTAGTTCCTAACGGTTCGTATAGAGATGCTTTGAATATTCAGGTTTCTAGTTCAGAAGCTAGCGATGTTGGAGCTGTACAAAATATTCTTGGTAATAGAAGACCTTATGGTAGTGCTCTCGCTAACTTAGGTAATAATGCTCAATGTATAGGTGTTTACGCACACCCAAAAACAGAAATGATATACTGGTTTGTAGCTAGTGACACAAAGTCTTTAATACTTGAATACGATCAAACATTAAACACTGTGAAGCCAATACTAGTAGATACGTTAAGTATTTTAAACTTTTCTACTAGATTTAAAATAACTGGTATAAATATAATAGATGACTTGATGTTTTGGTCAGACGATAAAACTGAACCAAAGAAAATAAACATAGTCACTTGGAGAGGTTACAATAGTAGTAATACGAGCTACACTCACACACAAATAAACTCTTCAAATTTTACAGAAGATCAAATAACTGTAATTAAAAAAGCACCTTTAAAACCACCGGCATTAACAATGTCAGCTAGTAGTAGAACTGGTATAACAGAAACGTCTTTACTGCAAAAGTCTTTCACAGAAACATCTGATCCTTTCGATGTTGTTGATACTGGAGATTATGGTAATGTTACGTTTACTAGTTCACCAAACTTTTTAGTAGGTGATAAACTTGAGTTAACATTGTTAGACGAAAGTGAAGATGAAAAAGTTATATTAAGCGTTACTCAAGTTATAAGTGCTAACACGTTTAAAGTAAACTTAGATGTTGTTCCTGAAAATGTAGAAGAAAACTTGCAAGACTGGAAAGTTAAACTAGTTGAAGCAAAAGGTTTATTTGAATTTAAGTTTCCTCAATTTGCTTACAGATACAAATACGATGACAACGAATATTCATCAATTGGACCATATAGTCCTGTAGCTTTTTTACCTGGCGCTTTTGATTACGCTCCTAAAAAAGGTTTTAATAAAGGTATGGTTAATACTTTAAGATCTTTAAAAATAGGTGGTTTTACAAAAGCTGCTCCAAGTGGTGTTTCAGAAATAGACATACTTTACAAAGAAAGTTCTAATAATAATATATATACAGTACAAAGTATAAAAACAACAGATCCTGAGTATACAGCTGGTAGTTATGGTGAGATTGAAATAACATCAGATGTTATATTTAAAGTTTTACCAGCGATACAAAGCTTAAGACCTTATGATAATGTGCCTAGAAAAGCCAAAGCACAAGCTATGTCTGCTAATAGAATCATGTATGGTAATTATCTTGAAAATTTTAACATAAAAGATAGTGGTGGTGCAGATATATCAGTTAAGTTTAACGTTTCGGTAATACAAAACCCTAACGAAGTTGTTGATGTTAGAACACCTAAACCTTCTATAAAATCATTAAGAACTTATCAAGTTGGTGTTGTTTATAGAGATGAGTATGGTAGAGAAACGCCAGTGCTAACAGATCCTACAGGTTCTTTTACATTAGATAAATCATCAGCGATAAACTATAATGTTTTAAAAGTTAAACTAACAAGTGCAATACCCTCTTTTGCTGAATCATATAAATACTTTATAAAAGAATCATCAGACGAATATTATAATTTAGCTATGGATCGACACTATCCAGCTGAAGACGGTAACGTTTGGATAGCTTTTCCTTCGTCAGAAAGAAACAAAATAGCAGCTGAAACTTTTTTAATATTAAAGAAAAAACACGATGATGATGGATTTGTTGAAGATGAGGCTAGATATAAAGTTATAGCAATATCTAATGAAGCTCCACCATTTTTAAAAATAGATAAAGTTTCTAAAGGTACACTTAATGCTGCGAATGTAGATGCTAGCACTGAGAATATATTTTTAGGTACAGGTTTTCCAACAAAAGACATGGGTTTTGTGCATGTTTTACAAAGTAAATGGAAAAAGATATTTGGCGGTGATGATGATGATGACGCTGCATCTAACATAATACCCGTACATCAATTGTCTAATTTAGAGCTTAGAATTATAGGGGATGGTAATCAAAGTAGGTTTTATGAAATCGCAAACATAAAATACATTGCTTTAGATAGTAACTCTTACTATGAAGTTGAATTAGAAGATAAATTTGATACTGATGATATAGAGTTTACTGGTAACTATAGCGCTACAGATGCTAGTCTATCTTTAGAAATAGTACAAAAAACAGAAAAAACAGAACCAGAATTTGCTGGTAGATTTTTTGCAAAAATAGAAAGAGATGGTGTCTTAGAACAAGCTA